AATATATTGGCCATATATCTCCTCCTAAATTTAGTGTTGTTGAAAAAGAACAACTTATTCTATCTTTATGTCTTGGTAGTTCACTACCTTTTTCGTAAAGTCTACAATAAGAGTAAGTAGAATATAATTTTGTATTAAATTCTTTTTCAAGTTTAGGTTTAATTAAATCTAACAATGAATCAAAAGCTGGGTCTCCAAAAATACAATATTGATCTGGCACTTGACCATCACCAAATCTTCCAAAGTCTACATTAAACTCAGAAATATAATTAGAATCTACCATGGTTCTTAAAACTTTTTGTTTAAGTTTTAAATAATTAAATAAAAAATTTGTTAAGTCTTCACTAATAGCTTTTTTTATTACAACGTAATTCATTCTATATAACCTATGTTAACAACAACTCTATATTTAGTATTAGTCTGAGTAATTGGTGAATGCCATATATCACCATCCATAAATAGACCTCTATTTTTTTTACATTTTATTGTTACTTTTTCATCTAATAAAGTTCCTCCGTTAGTAGAATTAACATAATACAATAACACTTTATGTTTATACTCATAGTCTTTGTGTTTAGGATAAACAGTATTTACATGGTCTCTTAAAAATAAATTAGATCTAACGTTTAATAATTTTTTAAATTTTATTTTTTTAAGTAATGGTTCAACTATTTTAATATACGCTGAGTTGGATTGTCCGTCTTTATAAAACAAATGATTAAAATGATAATAATCATCACCTTCAGCTATTATACTGTCATTATAATACCAAGGGAAAGTATTACAAACTAAAGTCTGGTGTAACAAATCATGTTGTTTTTTAGTTAACAAGTTATCTTTTGTTTTATATTTCATTATTAAAAATAATTTATGTTTATATTAATTCGTGCATGATCATTTGTGCAATGAGTGCTGCTATGTGTTTTAGTAGAATCAAAAAATAAAATTCTATTTTCTATACTTTCTATTTTTGTTTTACCTTTGTTTAAAAGAGTATATCCATTATTAGTATTAATATAAAAAATAGCACCTTTGTGTTTAAAAGAAAAATCTATATGAGGTTTGTTTTCAGAATGTTTACCTACATTAGGATAAAAATTTCCTTTAACTCTATATAAAGAAATAATATTCATTTTTTTAAACAAAGGTTGCAACATATCAATAGACGAACTTAAAGGTCTATCATTATAATAAAATAAGTGTGTAAAATAATATTTATCTGTTTTTGGTTCATCAACAAAAGTAATATTTGGTGTATAGTACCAAGGAAACTTTTGAGACATCATATGTTCTTGTATTTTTTTAAAATCTTTTTTATTTAAAAAATTATCTATTACTGTGAAATCTGAACCAGGCATTAAAGGTATATCTCCCATTGTTTTTATTGTTTCCAAAATTACCAGCTGATTTGTGTTTGTAATTTGAATCAAACAAAAAAGCTCTGTTTTGAATGTATTTTACGTTTAAAATTTCATTTTCACTTTCATCATAAAGAATAGTTCCAGATTTAAAATTAGTTTTAGATAAATAAACTAGTAAAGAATAGTCAGCATCATCTTTATGAATCCATTCTTTTCCATCTTGTTTTAATCTTAAATGTAAGTAACTGAAAAGATTTAAAGGTTGATTAGAAAAACCATTAAACTTCTTAGAAAAAGTTTCCCAAAAAAGATTAAAAAAATCTTGATTAGATTTATGTAATAATAAACTTCTTCTTCCTATCCAAAACTCAGTAGGAGAGGACGATGGATGATCCTTGTATTTATATAGTTTTGTATCTTTTATAAAAGATTTTACTTTATTAAAATCATCAAAAAAATTATCAACAATCGATACTTTCATTATTTAAATGGTTTTCCTAAACACCACATAACTAAACTATATCTATTACCTTTAGTTACAGGAGATACTTTATGCCACGTATCTGAAGGAAATACTACTATGCTTCCTTGAGGTTTAATTCCTTTAAATTTAAAAGGACGTGTCTTTCCATAAACATGTTCAAAATCAAAAAATAAATCTCCTCCTCTATATTCTTTAGGATCAGTTAAAGAAATTATTGCAGAGAGTTTTCTAATTTTATTGTGTATATTTATTTGATTAGGTCTATTATAGGGTTCATCCCAAGAATCTCTGTGCCAATCATAGTGTTGTTTTTTATCATAGATTGTAAATTGAGCTGACTCACTCCAATCCCATTCAAAATTCCAACCTGCGTTTTGATTTGCTCTATGAATATAAGGATGTATCTCTCTATAAATCCATTCATTATTAAGCCAAACTATATGTGAGTTTCTAATTTTTTTAGATTGTTTTTTATTTGATTTTTTGGATTGTCCGGTAATAGCTATTTGCTTTTCTTTTGCAAGACCTGTTTTAATAATCTCATCGCAAAACCTGTTTGTTAAAACTCTATCAAAATACCAAAATCTATTTTTATTTAACATAAGTTTAACACCGAAGGTTCGTGGTTTAATACGGCATTACAATTAAAAGCAATGGTAATTCTTTCTTTTTTATAGTTATAATGTTTAACTTCATGTTTAATTAAAGGATGAAATAAAATAAATCTCCCCTTTTTTTCTTTTATTAATAAATCATACTCTTTAAAATACGTTCCTGGTCCAGGACCATCGGTTAAAAATATAATAGCAGAAAATCCAGTAGACCCATAATGATCATGAATCTTACAATAATGATTGTTTTTTTTATATATGTTACCCCAAGCATCTATAATCTTAAAAGCAAAACCAGGATAATATTTTTTAAATGCTTTAGCATTTACTTCAATAAATTTTAATAAATTTTTACTGTTGATTAAAGACTCGTAAGGAGTGCTTTCTGCTGTTACGGCAGGCATATCTTTTTTAAACTGCATGTTAAAACGAACTTCTTTAATTAAATTATTAATTAATTTTGTGTCCTTACATTCAGCCACTAAAATTTGTGTGGGTATTTTTATCTCTTTATCATATAATTTCATATGCTGTATGGAGCATATTATATCAGAGATTATATCTTAAACAAGTATTAAGAAGCTTCGTAAGCGTTAGAGCTAGTGTTCCAAATAAACTCAGTTTGGTCATCCGCCGCATACGCTTTCCAAGTCTGTAGTTCTTCACTCCATACTTCTAAAGCAAGTCTTTTTTCATTAACTTCTATAACATTTGGTTTAGTTACAGGTGCTTGCCACAAACAAGTTTCTTCGTTTAAAGTCCAAGAGTTATGTGGTTTAGGTGGTATAAATGCATCTCTTGTAGAATCATAAGTGTAACCTGCACTAGCATAGTTTTTTCTTATACTACCATCTTTAGCTGTTTGAACCCAAATTGTATCTTGACCGTGTAAATTTTTTAAATGTGCAATTCCAGCTTCTTCTGTTGACGCTTCTGCATCATCAACTACTGATACTTTTATAACAAGACCATTCGCTTCATTTTTTATTTTTGCAAAATAAGCCATTAGAAAGATACCGTTCCATCCACTGTAAAAGTTAAAACTTTATCACTACCATCTGTAGCTATTGAATTTGTTCCAGGAGAAACTGATAAATCACCTGGTGCATCTGCTGATGCAATTCTTAAAATAACAATTCCGTCTCCGCCACCGCCGCCAGAGTGCATTGGTATTCCTGGCCCTCCGCCAGATCCTCCTCCGCCGCCACCTTGGCCGTTAGTTCCGCCTTGACCTTGACCGTTTTGACCGTTTCTTCCTTGGCCTCCGCCACCCGATCCTCCGGGTGCACCTTGACCATGTCCGAAATAAGCTCCGCCGCCACCGCCGCCGCCTCGTGTAACAGACGATCCTGT